ACACTCCCAACCCAATGTAGTAGTAGGACTTAAAGAAATAGTTCCTGTTGTTGCTAATACCGTTGCACCACTCTTTATTCTAATTGTTATATTGTCGCCATTCTGTGCTGAAATTTCGCCACCAATTTTGGCGTGGTATGAATCGCCAACAACAAAGTGGTCTGCTGGAATTGATAAACTACCTACTCCACTTCCTACAATACTTGTTTCTGTTGTTGTGTTGGTTAGTGTTGCACCTTGTACCGTTTGTGCATATAGTCCTGTCGTTGGTTGATTAAAAGATAAATTGCCTGCACCATCCGTTTTAAGAACTTGTCCAACCGTTCCATCTGCCGTTGGAAATGAATAAGCATTATTAAAGCTTATAACATCAGCAGCACTAATTTTTAATACATCTGCACCACTATTTTGAAAAGCCAAGTAAACACCGTTTAAATCTACAGTACGATTACCTCTAATTGTTCCATCTACAAGGTAAATATTATCTCCTGCAATTGCGGCTATTTCCAAACCTGTTATTTTCTTGGATACATAACCACCTGAACCATCAGATTCTGCAATAACAAATAAATCTGTGTTTGCTAAATTAGCACTCTTTGCCGTTAGGTCGCTTATCTTTATTTCTGCCATTTTTTATCTTGTTAAAATACTTTTCTAACTTCCTTATATTCTCCGCCTTAACTCTATATTTCTTCATAATACCCAACCTGTTACATCTGTGTCTTGATTAGGATACATATCTGGAGATTGATTATTGTAATACTCTGGAAATAAATTACTATTATTTATAACGTAATCAATAAATCTTTCTTTGTAATGCATAGCCGTTTGGCGTTGTTTCTCCATTAAGAAATCTACCTCTTCTTTGCTTACTGATTCCGAGTTTTCTGCTCCGTGTTTATATACTCCTTTGTTGGCGATTGTATAAGCAGCGTGAGGGTAGTATTCCACCATAGCGAAATGGATTAAACAGGGCTTAATATAATCGGTTAGAAGCGTTAAATATGGGTCTGTTAATGTATCTGCTATTATGTCTGCTTGTATCTTTTCTAATAACCTTGTTCCTGTCATTTGTTGAATATGAATATCCTGCGATATTGAAACGTACTGAATAAACTTATCAGTATCTACTCCACCATTTACAGAAGTAAATCGAACTACGTCATCTCGTGTTATTAATAGTGCTTTTGCCATATCTTATCCTTTGTAATTTGGGTGATGTCCGTTATCTGGCATATCCTTTGGAGCTATCTTAGAATCTTTGTTTCCAGATGGATTTGGTTTGTAGCTCTGTGGTATGTTTGTAACTTCTTGTGAACTGCTCAATGCCTTATCCTCATAGTACGTTCCATCTTTCTTTTTCTTTAAGCGATAGAGTTGCTCACTCCAATAATGTCCACAATTAACTCCACCTTTAAATCGGAACAAACTATAATTCTGTCCCTTATGCCCTAACTTATTATTGACACCTTGAAATGAAGCCATATCAATATCTTCTTTTCTGTATACTACTCCACTATTGGTTCTTTGCATCATTTTAACGCAAAAATCTCTACTATTTCCAGAGTTATACTTCTGTGCGTATCTGTATCTTACTTTGTAGATTGATTTGTCTAAATAGCTTTGTCTACTTGGAAAGCTTTTTATTACATCTGCAAACTTCTGTAAGGTGCTTTTATTCTTTGATTCTGTTTGTTTTATCCAAGTATCTAAATCCGTGTTTTGGTCATCGTATTCTCTCTCTTCTATTAACTCATATATATCGCTAATCTCTTCGCCCTCTAATTTGTCAAGTATATGCTCTCCCTCTGTATCTGTAAAGTCTTTATTAAGGTTTACATCTTGTGGTATTTGGCTTGTTTTAAGACCCACTAAAGCTCGTATCTCATCTTGTGACATATTTTCAAGCACCTTGTTAGCAACTAATGGAGATAAAGAGTTTAAAGCGTTCATTGTATTTTCTGCTTCATCCGTTTTAGTTAAGTCTCCATCTGCCGTTAACGGTTGTAACTCCTCAAAGAATAAATCCAAAGTGATATCATTGTAAGCTAATATATCATTAAATGAATCTATTAACATTTGCCTCATTGGGTTGATGACCATATTTTGAAAAAGTATATAGCTATTCTTTAATTCATCGGCATTAGAACTAAAGCCATTTTGTGACGCTATTCCAAATAATAACGGCGATGTTATTTGATGCCCTAACATTACTTTTCTTAAACACTCTTCTGCAAGAGTTGAATACAAGTCTGGTGCATCATTTACAGGCATTGAATCTACCGTTGTTTTGCTATCTTGATTGTTATTAAAAGAAATTATAACTTTCTCTCCAGATGTTCCTGTTAATTGGTTTAATACCTTTGATTTGATTAATTGCTGCTGCTCCTCACTTGGTGAGCCATTGTTAAAATTAATTACAGCCCTTGAACTGAATCCATTATTGACCTCGTTAATAAGGTATTCGCTAATTGATTCCTCTAAAGTGCAGTACGGTGTCGCTCCAACGTAATCTGGTAGTGCGTAGTATTTTAATCCTACTGAATATGGCTTAACCATATACAACTCTAAAGCATCATTTGAGCATCCAAAAGCACTAATTCTTTTTGGTTGGTATCTTTTTGTATCGCTCCAGTCATCCGAATAATAGTATGCTTCGATTTTTCCCTCTTCGTTGCACTTTTCGGCTCTTAAAAGTTGCACAGGTATATGCTCAACTTGTGCTATCTTCTTTCTATCCTTAGTGTAGATTACTTGCATAGCACATTGTCCTAACATTTTTAAGTCAGTACATAAATGCCTTACAGATTGTTTGCTAAATAGCGACATCATAGCAGCGTACTCTGACGGCTTTTTAGATGCGTTGGTAGCACTTAACCCCTTTCCGTAAATTAAACGGCTTACGTTGTTTATAATGGCGTTATTCGTGGTGCTATTAGTATAACAATCTATTAAGAATCCATAATAATCATTTGAGCTTCCAAATTCAACCCAATTTTCTCGCTTTGCTTCCTTAATAACTGGTGGCTCATAAGCTGCCAATTCTAAAATATGTATGTCTTTACTCATAAATTATAAATTCATTGTTTGATGGTCTACTTGTAAACTGCCCATCATTTACAGAATACGTTGCCACAGGTTGATTCGTACAAAAGATTCTATCCAAGTGTACTATATCAGTTCCGTTTTTAATTACAAGGTTATAAAAATGATTCTGCTTAATATCAAAGATAGCACTAATTGTATCATAGTAGTCTCCATTCGTGTTTACGTCTATTGTGACTTGCACCTCTGTATTGGTTTGGTCATCAGTAATAAACATACTATCATACGTTTGGCTTCTTGGTATAAAGCTAAATGTTTGTTGTGTCCCTATTTCTTGTAATATAATCATCTACTATAATAACTAAAATAGTGATTTTTTGTTGCCCTTTTGAAATCTAAGGCAATAAAAAAGGCACTCCGAAAAGTGCCTCTTGTTATGAAAGGAATATAAGAAAGATTCTTAGTTAGTTACTATTACTGCATCAGTTGCTGACCCATCTGCAAAAGCCGTAGCTAATTCTGCCTCTGTTGAACAATCAATGAATAATGGTGGTAGCTCCTCTTCAGCCATAAAGGTGAGTTGATAGCCGTTGAAATCTCCAAGAGCAGCTCCAGTCCCAATAGTACCAGCGCTTACGTCGCACCCTTGAGCAAATCCGAGCATGAAAAATTGGTCAGTCATAGACCTTGCAATGATTCTTGGTCTTCCGTAAGAAAGTAGCTTCACTTGTTTGTGTGTAACTACGTCTTGACGCTTTAAATTAACAACTAATTCTTGACCAAAAAATGTTGTTCCATTATCTCTGGATGCATTGATGGTTGTATTCAAGGCATTAGCCGTTGACTTTAATTCGTATTTGTACATTGATAAAGCAGATGCAGGAGTCCAAGTTACTAATTGGTCTTCTTCTCCAGGTGTGCCTGTGTCAAATGTAGCATTATCTTCGTTCAAATCGTCGAAGTTGATTATATAGATTGCCTTGAGACCGCTTACGCTGTCCTTGCACTCCTCAACTCTTCCGTGTGTGATATCGCAACTCATTGTTTTTTAGTGTTTTATAAGTTTATACTTAAACCCCTACTTAACATAGGGGTTAGTTAATTAGTCTTCTTAGTTTACTGCGTTTGTGATTCCGTATGTTACGATGTCATCAACGATTGCGTACTGCGCTCCTGCACTCATTCTCATGATTACTCTGCAATTGTTTGAGCCATCAAGGTCTGACATGTCAAGCAACTTAACTTCCTGTAAATCAGATTGTAACGAGCATCCAAAGAACAAGTTTGACTTGTTAGTTGCGATTGCAGTTCCATTTGCCAATCCATTTGCAACAAAGATTTTAACTCCGTCAAAAGCTAAATCTTGTCCCATTCCGTACCAAAGTGTACCTTTGTTGTCTACACCATTTGCACCTGCATTGTTAGCGATAGAGCCAAATCCACCTAAAGCACGAACATAAGCACGAGCCATATCTTGTGAAAGATAGATGAATAAATCCTCGCTTCCGTAAATGCTTGATGGTAAAGCGTCTACAATTTTTCCAAGCTCATCAATGATAGTTGTGGCAGATGCTGCAACTCCTGCAACTTCTTGTGCTGCTGGTAATCCTGCATCTAAAGCTACTTGAGTAACGATTCCGTCATACTCTCCAGAATTATTTTTGTCTCCTCTCCAGAAGTTTACTTCATTTCTTGCAGCTACTTTTTCTGCTACATATCCAATCATGTAATCTTCGAAAGATTTTGGCAATACATCAAAAGATGAATAGCCTTGCTCAACGCCTTGCCATGTGTTATGGAAGTCAAGCTTACACAATTCAAGATTTACTTGTAGGTCTTTAACCTCAAGTACTCTCTCTGTCAATGTGATAGCATCGTCAGTTCTTGTAAAGTCGCAAGATGCGTCAGAAAGAACGTCAGTTAATGCCATCTTCTGCATTACTTGTTTAAATTTAATGTTAGGTAGAATCTCTACTCCACCCTTTTCGATAGTTGGTGCGCTTAATAAAGCTGCCGCCACGTACTTACCAGCGAATTCGCCTGCGTAAGTCGTTGTAATTGAGGTAATTGAACCACTTGTTGCCATAATATAATTATTTATTTATTTAATTTTTCAAAGATTGAATCCAATGTAGAATGTCTTCTTTTAGAGCTAAACTTAAATACCTCTTTTTCTTCTACATTCTCTGGATTGTGTGTAATTGGTTTTGTCGCTGCTTCTACTTCTTCCGTTTTTACGTCAGATAGTTCTACAA